TTACCAGGATATTTAATACCGTTTTTAAGTATTACTCTATTTTGTAGTTTTTGAGGTGGTACCCAACTAACTTTAAATCTACCTTTTGGATCTGGATAAAATATTACCCGTGAATCTTTTACTCCATTAACCCATTGAAAATTACCGGTTGTAATGCCTAAAGTTCTAGACATTTCTTCATTGTAATCTATTTGTTCGTATATTTTTACTAAGTTAAATATACTGTTTTTTGTTTCATCTCTAAACGCGTGTTCTTCAGTTCTTGGAAATTGTCTATAAAACTCGTTTAAAGCATCTTGATCTCCTTTTAAACCTTCAGCTTCGTTTTGCCAGTGATCTATTACACCTATATCTATTAGTTCACCGTCTGGGGCAAACACGTCGATACTAGGGTTAGTGAATACTGGAACTCCGTACTCATCAATAAATCCTTCGTAGTTCCATTCCATTGGGATAAACAAAGAATATAAACCAGACTTTGTTTGACCGTTTCTATTTCGTTTAGTGACATCGCTTGCATTGTATAGTTTTTTGAAGTTATCTCCACCTTTGTCTAGGGCGTTGGAAGTTGAGCCCATCATACATTTGCCTATAATTCTACTACCAAGCCTAAGGCAAGTTTTTGTAACTCGCCAGTTGTTTAATATATTATCTGGTCTTTCCCATTTACCACTTTCATCGTGTACTAATAACGCTAGCTTTTCACCATCATAACTATTGTCACCTGTGTTTTTCCAGTCTATAGTTGTATCTAAACCTTGTATATCTTCTACCTGTTCATTTGTAGTTATCTTTTTTCTAGTAAACTTACTAGCAGGCACTCTATAAGCAAGCTCTGATTTTGGCCTATCCATACCATCTTGTATTGGTTTAAAGAAAAAAGGGTAGTTAATACTAATAGGTACTACTTTGTCTGTAAACATTTTTTTTGCATCAGCACCTGTTTTAGAAAGTATTCCATATCTACTATCACTCGATATTGTAGCTAAATTAACTGTTTCTGCAGATGACATAAACGAAAAGCCTGAACGTCTGTTCTTCAAGTAGCACATACCATAACATCTTTTGTCAGCTTTACACGCTTCCCAAAATATATAAAACAGTCTGTTTGCCTCTCTAAAGTCAGGTGCGCCTACATCAATTTTACTCCACTGTAAATACATGTAATGTGTACCTGTTATATATGTTGGCTTATTATTGTTAATAAACCAAAAGCCTTCTTCTCTTCTTTTAAATTCTTCGTCTATATAATCAAACCACTTTTCTTTTTGGTCTTCAGGGTATGCTCTCCAGTCAAATATATTTTTTAACCTACTAAGTTCTTTTGGTTGTTCAAATCTTTGCCATTTATTTAGTTTGCCTTTGAACACTTGCCCTGGCACTCTTGGCAACGCCACTCGCAGACCTTGTATTTCAAGTATTTCACCAATTCTACCAGTTTTTGATATAACGATAATATCATGTTCTTTATTGTATCCATATTTCCATTTTTTAGATTTGTTAAGTCGACTAATAGTCGTACGTTTAATAGGTTCTATTGTTTTAACTAAGCTTTGTTCGTATGTCATTTTGATCTTCCTTCTGCAAACCCTTTAAATACTTTTGCTTTTTTATCTTCAGGTGATTTACCTTCAAGCAAGTTTTCTTCTTCTTGGATTCTATTAAGTATTTCAAACGCATCAAATATAGCTAACTTTTTAGTAGCTGCAGCATTCTTTAATCTATCAGCACTAACATCGTCTTCAGTGTTAGTAATGATTTTTTCTTCCGCAACTTTTATCAGTTCGTTAACTGCTTTTCGCCCAGCTTGGATTATATTCTTCTTCGTTTCCTTGATATTCATATTTAATTGTAATAAAATTTGATAAAACTCGATATAGTCTTTCGTTGTCAACGATAAACTCATACTCACTGTTTGGTCTAAAACCTACTAGATCACCGACTTTTAATGTACCATCTGAATATTTAACTATACCTTGTAAAGGTTTTTCTTGATCAGTGTTAAATTGATTTGTAGCTTTTAAAGGTTTTACAAAACAATAGCCTTTTGGCGCTATCCAGTTGTTACTTCTTTTATATAAAAATATCTGATCATAGTTAACAAGATAAGTGTTTTCGTTAAAATAGCTTCTACTATTTTTTTCTACACCATACTGGTTGTGCCATCTACGAAAAACATTATGATGAAGTATAACTGTATCTTTTGGCTGTATATCTGTACCACCAACTATTGGAGTTGATATAACAATAGCTTCTCTATTTATATATTGATGATTAAATATTTCTGTGTTAAGTATTAACTCTGAATCACCAACTTTTTTTTTATTGTTATATCTTTGTCCTTTTGGCGTTACAACAAAGTTGTAAACGCTTTTCATTAGTATTCTAAATTATACTCTACAGATACAGCCATATTTTTGTTGAAGTCTTTCCAAGGCAATACATTTTTATTTTTTCTAATATAAATAGAATATTTTTCTTCTTCTTCTAGTATATCACAAATAGTATGTCCACCATAAACTTCTTGACCAACCGCGTAATGCATAGCGTCGTTCTTGTAGTCTTTACCTACACTTATTTTTCTAATTAGTTTCGCCATTGTCAGGATAATTTATAATACCAGTTTGAATATCTACATCAAATGTACCGTAATCTTTTTCAAATTCTTTTTGTAACGAAACTAATTTTTCTCTCAAAGCAGCCATACCATGAAGCATTTCATGTTTTTTTAACTCTATATTGCCTATTTCTAATTGAGATCTGTTTATGCTATTAACGGTATCTTGAACTTCTTTTAATTGTTCATCTGTGATCTTTTCAGGTTTAAGATCTATAACCTTTTCTTTTTTTGCCATTTTATTTAATTTAAGTTAATTTAATTTATTTTTATTTTTCAAATCCAAGTTTAATTCTAATTGGATTTGCGTTTAATAGTTCGTCTCCATCCGTTATATCTACAGTAGTATTAGCTTCTGAAAACGTTAAAGTGGTAGCAGTAACCGCTGTTAAAGTACCAGGTATTGGAGTATCTAAGTCCATTACATACACCTGGTCACCTACACTAAATATCTTTGTAGCATCAACCGTTTTAACAGTTATAGTTGTAGATTGAGCAGAAGAAGCGTCAACAGCTCCATCGGCTAAAACTCCGGTCCCATAATTTCTAGCCCCAACTTGAAATCCTGCTACATATAATTTATCAAAACCAACGTTAGTACCACTGTCAGGCTCTAAATCCATGACTATAGGCATGTTACTACCAACACTTGCTGAGTTTGTTGTACCATGAGCACTATTTGTATAAACAACGTGAAAAGTTGTTTTAGATAAAGTAGCATTAGCAGCTGTACTTTCTAGTCTTGCCGAACCAATTATATGGTTTCTCATCGAGCCTCCAGTTGTTTGTACACCGTTAATATCACCTAAAGATGGAGGTGCTACTCCATTAACTGATTTTGCAAACATAAGCTCATAATCTGTTAAAGATCCCGAGCCATAAGCACCATCTTCTGCATTTGCAACAGCTGATATACTTACAATTGCGCTACCGCCTTTTGGTACGTCTACCGCTGTCCAGTTAAATATGATATCACCAGCACCTACATCATCAGTCCCGTTATTATCAGACACGTCTCCAGCGATACAATCTGGAATTACATCTACGTTAAAATATTTTCCCATAATTTTTTATTTTTTTACTTTTTCAAATGATCGACCGCCAAAATAGGCACCGATCACGGTTATTAATACTAGTTGTAATAAATCTACCCATGTGTCTTTAACATCGAATTTTATAGCGCCCGCGTCTATAAATATCAATAACATTGTACATACTATTAAAAATATTAAAACCATAGGTCTAACATTTTTACTAAGCCATGAATCTGATTTTAAATCTGCTTGCCAACGAGCAGTGATGTTCTTTTCCATCTCTATTTCGTATTTAGCAACTAATTCTTTTACTTTTTGTTCTGCAGCTAGTTTTTCTTCGTCGGACGTGTGTAAACCATCTATAACACCACCTACACTTTTAACTAGGTCAGCTGCGCCACCTGTAAATAATTTATCTAACATGTTTTATTTTTTTAATATCCACCACCACCTCCACCGCTTGCGCCTCCGCTACTACCTCCTGATCCTGTTGATGGTGTTGATGTTGTATTTACTTGTATTGTTGTTTGTTGTGTGTTTGTACTTGGAACATTTGTAACTGGTGGCGTATACGGTATATTTATCATTGTAGCAACTAAAATCTGATCATGACTACTTCCTGGCATATATCCAGTTTGATTATTAAAAACATGAGTATGAAAACCTAGTATACCATAATTAGCTTCAGCATAAGCAACAGCTTCTTGCTGAGTTGAAAAAAGAGGTATACCGTCTAATATAGTTAATATTGGCATTTATTTTCTTTTTGCAAATTTTTCTAAACCACTTATACCAAAACAGCCTATTACTACAAACACAAACGAATCGTATATAAATTCATTAATTACTAAGTCTTTTCCAAAATAACCTGTAATTACATCTACTAACATAATCACACACATTATTGCAAAAGCTAAAAAACCTATAATAGATTTTTCGTTCCAATCATTATTATCTTTAAACACTTCCATGATCATTTTTATAATTGGCTTCTTTTTCCCAAGGAAAACCTTCTGAACCAGCTTCTTTCCACTTACCATCAACCTTAATCATATCCTTACCGTTTCTAGTTTCTCTTAAAAAAACTTCACCGTTATACGTAACACTATTGTCATCGTATGCTAACTTACCAAGCTTCATATCAGTTGCATGTCTCATCTCGTGATTTATAACTTGTCTTTCTTCTGGGCTACCAGGTATTAATTTATCACTAATAAATATAGTTCCGTCCATATTAGCTTCGCCCAATATACCTTCTTCTAAAGGTTTTCTTATCACAGGATTACCAGGTATAGAAGTTTCGCCTCCAGATTTTCTACCAAAACCTAGTTTAGTTTTTATAATACCACTTGACATATATGGTTTTTTACCTTTACCTAGTTTAAATCCCATATTATTTATTTTTTGCTTTTGCTTTCTTTGCAAATTTTTGAGAACCTGGTATTAATCCTTCTCTTTGAAGTTTTTGTATTTTTAAAGGATCTTCAAAACCAGGTGATAAAGGCGTGTTGTCGTCTTTTTTTATTTTTTTCTTTGTTGCTCTTGGTCCAACTGGTGTTTTAGTTAAATAATCCATAGCGTGAACTGATTCTTCTCTTTGTTCTTTTAAAAACTTTTTATCTTCTTCTGTTGGGTATTTATCCTTTTGTTTTAATGCTGATACCATTTTAAGTAAAGAAGGTCCTTTCATTTTAAATGCCATATTATCTTGTTTTATCTTTTATCATATCATCTATAGCTTTATTATAAACTTTATCTGTATATGATTTATTTTTGTAAAATACACTTCTTTCTGAAGTGGGTAAGTCTTCCTCACCTAGTAAAATTCTATATATCCTACTTATCATTTGTGAACATTTCCACGAAGTTTTAAATACAGAGTACATTATAGTTGTTCTGTTTCTATGTCTCCATACATCGATCCAACCTTCGTTTCTCAACCTGTCCCACCTTGCTTTATCCCACGAATATGTGTAAACTCCGTTGATAAAATCGTTTCGTGTAAATCTTCCTTTACAATCTAAATAAATTAATAATTCTAAATCTGCATC